TCTTTAGCTGCAATAAATACTTCAGCATCAGATGGGTGAATAGATTCAAGAATCTCTAAAAACAGACTTTCTCTTTTGATAGGATTCATATCACTATACTTACCCTTAAAGAAATATGCAAATTTTCTATATTGGTTTTGAAGAGTAGCGTAGTTCGTGCCGTCGGGCATATTATCTTTCTTATATGGTGGAGCACCAGTAGGTAACGTAGTGACAACATCGTCGTCAAAGTTCATTCTTAAAATATCTCTCAGTGGTGCAGAATTCATCTTCCGCAGATAAGCGATCTTATCCACTTTGCTTTGTATTTTGGCCTGTCCTTCTAGGACATCCGAGACTAGGTAATTACGCATTATAAAATTCCTCCACGCATTCAATCAGGTTAGTACATCTTTTTTTAATCAAATAATTCAATACCTTCATTCTCATAGGTAGTTTTTGACCGTCATATTTACTTATAATAGATTCTTGAATGGTCTCTGGGATTTCATTTAAGTCAATTAATGTTTTGTTTCTTTGGTAGTTACGGTATATCTCTTCGGGCATATGACCTTTAAGGTCGTCACTGTGGTCTAACCAATCATCAACTCTTGTCTGCCTTAATGGAGTTTGACTGAGGCCTTCGGTAATAAATGTATCATCCCTAGATAGTACATTTGGAATACCATCTCCAGCATCACCTCGCATGATGTGGTTAAACAAATAGTTTCTAGGGTTCTTATCTGTGACTGCTTTCTTTTGGATAGGAGAGAACTGTTTTACATTGTTATACTTCTGCAACTGAATAAAATCTTTATCAGATGAAATAATCATAACGGGTTCGCCTTGACCGAACTCTTGGGTTCGTATAGCAAGGGCACCAATAATGTCATCAGCCTCACAACCTTCCATATGCAATACTTTGTATGGGAAGTTCTCCATGAGTTCTTCTCGGACTGTAGAAAGGATACGAAAGATTTCTGGCCAGTCCATATGACTAGTTGCATCTCGGTTCTTCTTTCTATTAGCTTTATATTCGGGGAAGTACTGGCGTCTCCAAGTATTCATACCATCGGCACAGATAACCATCTGACCATATTCTTTTCGGTACTTCTTATTATACATACGAATACTGTTTAGTATCATATGTCTAATCATATCTTCATCATTTAACTTTTGTACCATGATGTTGGAAATCGCAATCTGGCTGTAATCAAGTAGTATCATTTTTATTCGCTTCTATTTTATTATAAAGAGCATCTAAGTCTTCTTGTAAGAAGTGCTTGATGCCACCGTATCTCATAAACATTGAGGATATGAGATTTACAATCACGTACATATCCCGTGATTCCTCATTCTCTGGATCTCTAAAATCCATTTCATCTAGCGCAGAATCTTCTGACGCAAAGTAATCTTCGAGCATCATAAGAACAAATTGAGAGGTGTCTACGCATTCTTCTGTGAAGTTTTCGTAGGCCCAATTTCTTTCGGACTCTATCTGTTCTTGCCGCTGTGCGGTTGGAAATGGTATTATATTGTTCATAATAGGTATATTATACTACACTAAGTCCTCTTTGTCAACACTTTTCTGCATTTATTTAACTAAATTCTTCACTGTTTGGCCACCTATCTTACATGCGATGATACCATTATAGTAATCCTCTGTAAGTAGTACATCCCTGTCAAACTGTTCTTTAGCTTCCATGTAGGCAAGTTCACCTTTACCCTTACATAAATGAAGTATCTCTCTGTGAAACCCCACTGTTCCCTGCTCTTCTATCTCTGCTACTAGGTGTCTATTAGAACCCCAATAGGTTCTCCAGTCTGATTCTACTTTAAGCTTCTTGCGCCTTTTCCGAGTCTTTGTTATGGGTAGTGTCTTCTGACTCCAAAAGAATTTTTTTCCAACGTATTTCCTTTGTGTGGTCAGGTTCGTTATCATGTAAACAAAACCGTACACGTCTTCGTGACTGAATTCTTCTGGCGGTTGCCATTCTACACCTTCGTAGAGCCATGGTGGGTTACTCCTCGTATTGATCTTGGTCATAGTCTAGTTTTTGAGCCTCATCGTTATACCGTGGAGTTACATCTATCTCTACTTGCATTCCACAGTTGGGACAGAATCGGTCGTCTGTATCCCATTGGTCTTCTATATCTATAGAAGTTAGTTTATAACAGAATTGGCAATCAATTTCGTGCAGCATATATTATCCTTATATTTCTTTAAACTCAGCCCATCCACCAATTGGCTGTCCGTCTATTTTAATTTGAGGGAATGTTCTTGCTGTTGGGAATTTCTCTATTAACTCTTCTCTACCAAAGTCTTTATTTAATTTAAATACCTGATATGAATTTGATACATTCTCTAAGGTCAATCTTTGAGCCTTTCTTACGGCCAGTTCACAAAAAGAACAATTGTCTTTACTGTAGATTTCTATAATCATAAACTTAATCCTGCCATTGTTTCGGTTGTTACATCTTGTTTTACACCACCAGTTACATAAGAAGTGATCTCTGTTTCCTGTGGAGCAACCTGTACATTACCACCACCAATCCATTTCTCTGTCCACGGTAATGGGTTCATCTGTGTTACAGTATACGGACAATGTAACCCTATTGCTCTCATTCTTTTACATCCGATCCATTCTATATAGTCAGATAGTAATTTCGCGTTGAGACCGATCATGGATCCATCTTTAAATAAGTATTGTGCCCAGGCTTTCTCTTGTTCTATTACATCAACATATAGTTTAATAGAGGCGTTTTCCATTTCCTTTGCAATCTTAGCAAAGTCTTTATCTTCTTTTACCAGAAGTTTTAATATGGTAGTAGTAGCGGCTAGATGGGTGTTCTCGTCTCGTGCAATGAATTTAATAATCTTTGCATTACCTTCCATCTTCTTTAACTCGGCAAAGGCCCAACTACATGCAAATGATACATAGAATCTTACACCTTCCAAGGCATTGGCACTCATCATTGCCATCCAGATAGCACGTTTGTGATCCATCTTATTGGTAGGGCCTGCATTACATGTGATTAAATCGTCATAGTATCTACCTATAGACTCAGCACATGAATTGATTTCTTTAACGCCCAGTATACCATCGAACACTACACCAGGAGATGGGTAGATATTACGGATAATATGTGTATAGCTTTTAGAGTGAATAGTCTCAAAGAATGACCAAGTTTCTATCCAGTTCTCTACCTCGGGCAATGAAGCAATAGGTAAGAATGCTAGATTAGGAGCACGGCCTTGCACACTATCCAATACAATCTGTCGTTTAAGATTGGACGTGAAGATGTGTTTCTCGTGTTCTGTAAGAGAATCGAAGTCCTTCTTGTCTTTTGAAATATCTACCTCTTCGGGTCTCCAAAAGAATCCAAGTTGTTTCTCTGCTATCTTATCTAGTTGTGGGTACTTTAATTCATCATATCTTTGAATGTCTACTCCTTCATCTAAAAACATATTCCTTTCCAGATGGGACTTCTTATTCTTTTTCAATACTGCCATTTATAAATCCTTTATATTATATTTTGCAACTCTCGCAATCGTCATCTTCATATGTTACGGCTTCACCTTCATAACTGTGGTGGGTAGCCTCGTCGGTTATTTCGCCCGAACCGTCAAAGGTATTAAAGTAATACAGTTGTTTTAATCCGTACTTATACGCAGTAACTGTATCCTTAATCATCTCTGACATAGGGATTTTATTGTCTTCAAAGTGTTCTGGGTTGTAAGAAGTGTTGACCGATATGCCTTGGTCGATATACTTCTGTAGTATAGCACATATCTTTAAGTAACCATCGGGAGACTTTTGATCCCATAGAAGGTCATACTTATTCTTTAGGTGATGATACCCAGGAACGACCTGGGCCATCACTCCATCCTTACTTTGTTTATAACTAACCAACGCGCGAGGTGGTTCAATACCATTCGTACTATTAGATATTTGTGCAGATGTTTCGGCTGGCATTAAAGCCATGAGAGTCGAATTACGGATGCCTGTGGCTTTGAGTTGAGTTCGAAGCAAGTCCCAGGGTAATCTTTCATTATGCTCTATTAAATTATCTACTGCACTCTTATATGTATCTATTGGAAGAACCCCAGAGCCATATTTTGTCTCATTATTTTTAGAAATTGTACCCTTTTCTTCGGCTAATGTAGCAGAGGCTTTAATAAGATAGTAAGACCATGCTTCTGCATATTCATCTACTACCTCAAAGGCAGACTCATCATACTTCATACCACGTTTGGCTAGGAAATATGCAAGGTTAATGATACCGATACCTAAAGGTCTGCGAGACATAGTTCCTTTCTCTGCTGCCTTAATAGGGTAGTCTTGATAGTCTAGTAATTCATCTAATGAACGGACAGCAAGATCACAGTACTTCTCAAAGTCTTTAGGGTCATTAATTAAACCCCAGTTGATTGCCGATAGAGTACACAGAGAGATTTCACCTTCTTCATCATTGTAGTCATTCAACGGCGATGTAGGTAAATCAATCTCACAACATAGATTACTCATTCTAATTGGAGCAACGTCTGGTAAGAAAGCCCCGTGCTCATTAGCATGGTCTACGTTCATTAAGTAGATACGACCGGTATCTTTTCTTTCTGTTAAGAACGAAGAGAACACTTCTACAGCTGGTAATGTTTTCTTTCTGATAGATGTCTTACGCTCATACTTCTCATATAGTTCTTTGAACTTATCTTGGTCGGCAAAGAACGCATCATATAAACCAGGGACATCATGTGGATCAAAGAATGTGATATTACCATTAGTAAGTAAACGCTCATACATTAGTTTATTAAACTGGAATGCATAGTCCATGTGTCGGACTCTTGTCTCTTCAATACCCTTATTGTTCTTTAGTACAACCAAGTCCTCGAATTCATAATGCCAGACTGGTAGATATACCGTAGCTGCACCACCACGAACACCACCTTGCGAACATGACTTAACCGCCGCTTGGAAGTATTTTAAGAATGGAATCAGACCTGTGTGAACCACTGAACCATCTCCAACCTTGGCACCCTCGGCTCTAATAGAGCCAGCACCAATACCGATACCAGCCTTCTTACTGATATACTTTACTATTGAAGTGGCAGTAGCGTTAATAGAATCAAGACTATCGCCAGATTCGATAAGCACACAGCTTGAAAACTGACGGGTCGGCGTCCGTACACCAGCCATAATCGGCGTAGGGAGCGAGATATAGAACTGAGATATTGCATCATAATAATCCTTGACATATTTTAATCGGGTTTCTTTAGGGTAGTTCATAAACAATGTAGCAGATACTAGCATGTATAGCATCTGTGGGGTTTCATAGTGAATCTTATTCTTTCGGTCTTGTACTAAGTACTTACCTCTGAACTGTTCCATACCAGCATAAGTAAAGGTATCATCCCTCTCATGTTTAATGTATGTATCAAGTTCACCAATTTCTTCGGTAGTATACTGTTCTATAATCTCAGCATCATATACATCTCGGTCGATGTTCATAGAAATCATAGTAGCTAGAGACTTGGGTTCATATCTACCATAGACTTCTTTACGGAGTTTATAGTTAATTAACCTAGCGGCTACGAATTGATAATTTGGTGTGTGTTCTGATATAAGTTCTGCAGCAGATTTAATAAGCAGCTCGTGTATATCGTAAGCTGGTATCTTATCAAATAGTTGTATGTTGGCCTTAAGCTCGATCTCTGATATAGACACACCTGTGATACCATCTGTGGCCCACTCTAATACTTGGTGTACTTTCTCTAAATCAAACTCCTGCTTAGAGCCATCACGTTTAGTGACATTGATATTCATTATGTTAATCCCATTCATTGTTATTCCGGTGTTTAATAGTATATATTATAACACACTTTAGTGTGCTTGTAAACAACTATTTCAATTATTT